CTTCAGCTTGTCCAGGCCCTCAAAGCCTTGGATGCCAAGCTTGATGAGAATGTCCTGGACTTGCTTACTAGCCATCCTTGTCTTTGGCCAATTCGCTTAACGCTGCAGCCTCCATTATCTGGAGGTCTTCAAGCATCTCGCGGCGATTCTCCACATTGTAGAGGTCAAACATTCCGCCGGCCGCAAGCAACACGTCATATCGCAACCCCATATACCCAGCCATCGTCGTCGTCCACTGCGTTTGCATCCGCAGGAACATCATCACCACGTCCCAGTTTTCGTCCCAAATCTCAAAGTCGTCCGATCGCTCGACGGGCTGTTCGGGGAGGACGATGCCAAATGCAGCAGCGTCCTCCTTCGTTTTATCTTCTACTCTCTTGCCGCCGCCCGCCCAGTAGGCGGCAGCATCCCTCAGTTTCCCTGGCGGCCGCCCTCAAATGTCTCGGTGTAAGCCTTCAGTACACCGCGAATCCAATACGGGTCATCGCTGAACTCACGCATCGCCTCAATCGAAAACGGCACTTCCTTGCCGTCCTCATCAACAATGCCTTCCCAGCCGACCATGATCACCTTCAAAAGATCAAGCTCGCCCTTCTCGCCCAGCTTCTGAAATTCCTTGCGGCCTACACGCTTGAACTTCGCATCAAACGTCGCGGTGTCAAACGTGCCGCCATCAGCGGGCTCTTCAATCGATACAGGCCAAGTGAAAATCTTGACTTTTTTACGGACAAATGCCATGCGTAATGAACGCGATACTCCAACAGCATACACGCAAGAAAAAAGGGCCGCATTAGCGGCCCTCCCTCATCCGTCTGTCCAACCGATCAAGTGTAGACCAAGCTGAACTCATCGTTGCCTGCGGTCGAAGGCACACAGGTGTAGGGGATGGTCAGCATGTGGATGCCGTCCTGATCGCTGTAGCTCACATCGCCGATATCGACTCGGGTGGAGGCAAAATCAACAATGTTGCCGGCGATCTGACCGTGCTGGAACAGCAGGTTGCCCAGGGTGCCATCGCTCAATGCGTCAGTGAAATAGTCCTTCTGAGCAATGGTTGGAGCTTCGATCACGACACTGCCGGTGCTAGCGCGATCAGTCAGTAGCACCTGCTTGGTGCAGTTGATCAGATCGCGGTACACCAAGGTGTTGCCGACATCGAAGGTCACCGACTGCAAGCACCCGGCGTAGGACAGTAGCTCGAACCCAGTGGTGTTGCCGTTCTTGGCGATCACGGGAGTCGCCTGGTTGGCATAGGTCACTGACGGAGCAGCCGTGTCAGTCGGAGCGTTGTACACACCAGTGAAAGTGAAATCAATGGTGGGGATTTCGCCGACAGCCAGATTCAGCGTGTAGGTGCCGCGCGCGCCGGTCACCTTATGCAGCACACCATCAATGTTGTAATAAATGGTGCAGCTACCGAAGCTTGCGCTAACGGGTGCATAGGTCACGCTCACGGCGGCAGAAACGGTCTCGCTCATGCCGCAAGCAAGCAAAGCTTTGCCATAGCGAGGAGCAGTACCAGCAGCACCAGAACCAGCCAGCTCAACGCTGAAAGTGCATTCAACGCGAGTGTTAGCCAGAAGTTGCTCAGATGCGCCCAGATAAGGGCGAATCAGTTCACGGCTTACAACGTCACTCTGCAGAGGGACGATGTTCAGATCGCGAACCAGAACGGCGTCCGCTCCGTCGGGAATCGGATCGGTCCCGTAAGTCCCCTCTGTCTCCAGGAGGATCAAGCGTTTCCGAGTTAGAAGGGGCATTGGAAATTACCTCTTGTGGAACAGGTGGCAGCGTCCGCTTAACGAGAGTGCGGATGCCTGTCTCGGGGTCAAGGATGTACGAGCCACCTTGCCCTTGAAACTCATCAATCACTGTAAATCCGGTGGCTTATCAGACTCTACGTCGCCAAACTCGCAACACTAGTGCGGTATTGAACAATATAATCATTGAAAATTACACCAGCAGGCTGATCGGCGTCCAGCATGTTGTACGTCACCTCGTCCGGCTGCACATCGATCGCATAGCCGCCAAGCGTGAGATCAGCGACCATCTTGGCGTGCATGCTCTCAATAATCGGATCAGCAAGCTGATCAGGCACATCGCCGCGCACGATCACCGTCACACGCACACGCATCCGCCAGTCAAGCGTTGGCAAGCTCGTGTTCTGCGTTGGTGTATCGCTGATCGGTTCGATCACAATCGCAGGCGACTCCGCTCGTTGCATCGCAGTCACCCGGCTCCGATACACGCGGCCGTTCACACCCGCTGTCGTCGCAAGCGCTGTAGCGATCGCGCTCAGAATTTGTTCGCGCTTAGTGGTCATTGAATCCTCGCTTCGGAAGCGGACCAAACGCGCCAGGATCGACCTGCTTGGTCACAATTGATTTCGCTCGATAATAAATATAACTGTCTGTCTTTCCGGCTTCCTCCAGCGCTTGCATGACCTTGACCCAGTTTTTGAATGTGTCGCGGTCCATGACTTCAATCGCAAGCCATTGCAATAGTGGCTGACGCGCCACCTTGGATTGCCGTAACCGTAGACCTTACATAGCGAACAATTCTTGGCGAATAAAAATATGCATGAACTCCAGACTCGCTGTGAGACTTTGCTTCATCAAGGGAAAACCAACTTACGCCATCGAGACTACCTTCGTCATCAACGGTGACATTCCCTCCGGTCGTAGTGTGAACAAATGTAAAGTTGTTGCCCGAAACCTCAACGGCAGGCGTCGACCCAGTAGTAGTAAGCGTACCAAGCGCCACTATGTTTTCACGTCTGCTAGCCCAGCTTCCGTAAATCTCGGGCACGGCTACACCTTCATCAACATTACTTCTGTAATTTTACCGTCATCTACAAGGCTTGGGTTCCGCACCTTGTACGACGCGCCGTCCACGGTCACCGTATCGCCACTTAAGAATTCGTTGAACACCCCACTGCGCACGGTCAGCTTGTAGTCCGTGCTCAACACCACGCCGTCTGCCATGATCTCGCTTGGCATATCCAAAATGCCAACTCCAGTCACGCCTTCATGCACGACAGGTACTCCAAACCCCTGAAGGTCAAAAAATACGCTCAGGTCTTCGGTGAATGCCATGTAAACAGCATAAAGCCCCAGGTCGCCGAAGCAACCCAGGGCTCAGTGTGTACGCCTATCAGCCGTACTTCTTCACGCCAACGCCGTTGATCGAATAGGTGTGGGTCGAGGTCGAGGTGGTCGACACAGCCTTGATCCAACGCTTGGCAGCGCCCTTAGGAAACACCAGATACTGCTTGGAAGCAGTGGTGCTCGCCTGAGCGAAAGCCACGGCACCGGAAGCCTGTTCAACACCACCACGGCTAAACACAGTGGTCACGTCGGCGTAGCTGCCGCCAGAGGTGTCGCTCGACTGGATTTTCACGTCCAGAGTCGAAGTGCCACCAGCCTCGACATCAAGCACGATTACAAGGTCGCCCTCGTAATCATTCATATCGACAGCAGTGCCGTTCAGGTTGGCAGTGCGCTCGGCAGTGGGAGCCAGAGCAAAATGCTGCAGCTTTTCCAGACCGGTAGAAAGGATGGCCATGATCAGTCCTCAATAGAAGGGGCGGGTTTAACAGCCTTGCGGCCCGACTTCACAGGAGCCGGAGCCGGCTTCGGCTCTTCCGTCACCTCAACAGGCACGGGCTTCTCAACGGCAGGTGCAACAACAGCCTTACCGCTACCAACCAACAGATTGCCGTCAGCCTCACTGACCTCGACAAAGGAGCCGGCGCTAACCGACTCCCCCGAGATCATGACCTGACGCAGGATCTCGATCCTCATGATCAGGTGCCGAGGCAGAAGGCACCAGGCTGCTTAACAGCCACATCCACGTCCTGCAGAGCAATCACGCGAACAGTGCCGGCGGTAGCACCAGCGTAAGGATCAACGGTCAGATCCAGACCAGACCACATGCCCATGATCATCATGGAGAAGTCGCCGAACAGCGCATCGTTGTTCTGAAGCTGGTTGGACACGATCACGGGGTAACCGTTGATCT